AGTAGACACTATACACTCGGTGAAACACAGGTCAACCCGAAAGGGCCAGCTGCTAAACTGAGATGTGCCAGGCGATACACAGGTAAAGCTGGCAAATCTGTTGGGTACTGCAGTACGTTGCTAGTAGTCCCACGTTGTTTGGAACGTTACAGGTTTAACCTGCAAACCCAGATTGCCGCTCGAGAATAGCGAGTGGTCCTTGCGAGGGACGTGCCGGCGAAAAGAGTGTGCTGCACTACTTCCGTGCATGGTTTTGACTGTGTGTTGAATGGCGCACCCCCTTAAAACACATTCAAATACAACACAACGCAGAACAAAACACTTCCCAAAAGGAAATACTCCGCAGGCTTCGAAACGCTACAGAAAGAAACACTACGCAGAACAACAATTGGGAGGATGTCTCAACACGCTACCAAAGAGGAGCGTTCTGAGAGCGAGGTGCTTTTTGCACTGGGAGGACCATGTGATCTCGATCAAACTATCACTTATTGTGACAATGATTGGGAAACACAGGAGTCCATAATAATTACAAAAGACCAAAAAAATAATAAAAGTTCAGAAATGGACACTAAAACACAAAAAGATATTTGCAATTTGTTTTTGGGCCAGGGCGTGGATACTACATCCACTGCCTGTGTGAGCCCTGTTGCGACCCCTGCGCGTACCTTAAATGGGAAGCAGACCCTGGCGAGTGCAAACGGACCAGGGAGGCGCACAAATCCAATGCGGCGTTCCCCAGCTATAAATGGCTATGGGGTGGCCGGCATATTGGATGCGGGCTTGGCATATCGCCTACACAGCGAGAAAACTGTCAGTCTGTTCATGCGCGCCACCATAGGAAAATCTAGAAGCGGTGAAAAACCCGTTGAAAGATTCACCTATATTTTGGACAATTGTCCATTCGGGAATGTGGGCTGCAACAGACCCATAAAAGATGCGACTATTTTTGTCGCTCTTTGCAAAGAATGTTGGTCCACACTTGAGATTACGAAACCTCTTGTAAAGTGTATTGTCGACCATTATCTGGCGGATGAAATAGTCCCTCAGATTGGAGGCATGTTTTCACCAGAGGTCTCGATCAATGCTGAAACTATGGCAGATTTGGGATTGCTTGCTACAATGCTCACTAGTGGCATGCGTACCCTTAAAATGAACGTAAAGCATGGTTTTGACATGGATTCCTTGGCTACGCTTCTTGGAAACATCAATGTCAACCATACTTTGGACACAGAAGCCCTAAGATCGGTGGCATCTGGGATACAGGTGCAAATGAATCACGGTTTGAATATACCCGCTGAATCATTCACCAGGTCCTTTATAAAAACACCTATAGAAAGTTTCTCAAAGGAGATGGGCCTTCATGGCCTATTTTATGGAGAGAATAGTGGAATGTATATCAATATCATTCTGCTTATAGCATATGTGTGGTGCCTCTACAAGTACCACTGCGCGGAAGACAGCGGCATGGGATACTATGTTGCTTGTGTGATACTTGGAGCCATTATTGGTTTCAAGTTTGATATACCAGCTAGACTTAAAAGTGCAAAGGAAGGTTTCTTTAAGCCCCAAATGGACATGGGAGATGCCTTTTCTAAGGGCGTTCTCGCTTATATGTACCATAATGTCTGTAAAGGCATGGGTGCGGGATTCTCTCTTGAGGAATTCGTTAAGAAAACATCTTCATTCAAGAAGTACAAGGAAGGAGTGGATTTCACTTTTGACCAAATGTTGGACGTTATCCAAAGTGGCCTCACAGCCGCAACCAAGTTGTTCAAGATGGACGAGATTCGTATAAAAACGGATCCTGATCCTGAACTGACAGCTTGGCTTAAGGATGCCAGAGAATTAATGGAAAGCTATGAACGCACCTCAAACTTGGACTTTTCTCTTTTGAGCAAGGTTTTGAGTTTGCGTAAGACTGGTTCTGAATTAAGAACAAGATTTGAAAGGCGAAAGGATAAAGACCGTGCGTCACATATTGTGGACGCGACAATGCACGACCTTGCGAAAGTTTTAGCACGATTGCAAAGGTTTGGTGTTGTTGCGGCTGGTGCCAGACACGAGCCACTTGGGGTCCTCGTTTGTGGAAACACAGGCGTTGGGAAAACCACGAGTAGTCATGATATGATGCTGGCCGTTGCGGCTCGAATCCTAACCACTACCGAAGATGAGGAGCGGTTCATGGAGAACCATTGCGACTTTGTATACAACCGAGTATCTGAAGAAGAGTACTTCACTGGCTATCATGGCCAAGAGATATTCTATTTTGATGACATAGGTGCCACAGTAGATGTTGCTGGTCAGCTAAATAGTCCTTATATGGAAGCTATTCGCGCTATTAACAGCAATAATTATATCCTGCACATGGCCGCATTGGAGGACAAGGGTACAACCCCTTTTACTTCAAAGATTGTGTGGGCGACTACCATGCGTGAGCAGTTCGTAAAAGACTTGGACTCCCTGTGGAGAGATGGTTCGGCTTTCATCCGGAGGTGGAGTCCCTATTGGGCTGCTCCTCGTTCGGAGTGCAGTACACCAGACACTGCCCACCTTGGGCCCAAAGCCCGCATGGTGGACAACGCGTGCATAGATCCAAATGACGTAGACTACGGGTATCTTGAATTCTATGAGTATGACATTCGTACCGGCAAAATATCCGGACTCGCTATGAGTTATGCTGAAGCGATAGAGAACATCGTCGCTAAGTATGAATTTAAGCGTGACTACGGAACCAATCTGCTCAATAGAAATGAGTACACCAAAGTCAGAGCGATAGTTACAAAGAGACTCAAGCGAGAACAAAAGGAAAACATCCTCCCACAAGGGGATGTGAGCCTTGACACTCGTATAGATAATGAGACTGACCGTATTATGCGTGAGCGTGCCGCCAAAGATCGTGAGCGCGCACAATCTCTTCCATCCAAATTGGATCCCAGCCACACCTGGTTGTTCTGGTCCCTGAAGTCCGTATGGCCTGAGAAGTCCTTTGAGGATATCAGTAAGATGGTGGATGAGAAGCTCAGTCACTTTGAGCAGTTTTTCGATCCCAACGACATGAGTGGATCGAGAGACAAATTCGACTTGGAATTCAAAAAGTACATATTCGAAGTGGATGAAAAACGTGAACGGGAAAGGGTATCAAAACCCGCGTTGAAACGTTTACAGGAGTACACATCCGACTGGTGTAGCAATAATGCTAGCAATCTAAAGAAGGTTGGCATAGCTGTTGCAGCCGTGTCGGGTGTTGCTGGCCTAGTAGCCCTTGGAAGGGCATTGTGGAACCGGACTGATCCGGACCTGCCTCGCGCGCAATCATTCTCACAGCGCGTTGCACGACCGAAGCCAATCCGTGTTAAACAATTGAAACCTCGAAAGCCACCCAAATATGGGAAGGGGCACGTACAACGTGTAGGTGGTAAAGATTATACAGTTATGGAGCAAATCCACGACGATGTTTTAGCCGCGCACCCTCAAATTGGTATGGATAAGTCCACTCAGGACATCCTAACCAAGGTTTTTATGAGGGCCCAGTACAAGGTCTCCTGTATAGGACATTCCACTGGGTATGGTTATCTAACCATGCTCGATGGGCGTATTGGTATTTTACCAATGCATTTCTGGGTAACCTGGACAGACATGCAGGCACAACGTGACCCAGGTGACAAACTTATGCTCACCTTTGCCCGTTATCACGCACCGGCAGCGACCCGCGAAGTTGCTTTTGAGGAGATAGACTCATACTCCCCAGAAGACATGATGGAGCGAGATTTGGTGTTTGTTGTGATGCCAGAGACTTTCCCTCGCGGACCAAACATTAGAAAGCATATATTGCATGATAGTGAGGTTCCAAAGGACAAGTTTGTTGGTGCTGTGTATCTCGAGAGAGAAAACTGCATACAAGTGCCTATCGTTACGATGCACTATAGACAGGGTTTTGGGTACACAGATTATGTGTTGCCTGATTCCTTCGAGTACCCCATACCGACGCGGATGGGGGACTGTGGTTCGTGGGTGGCTGTTTGCGATCCAACGACTGGGTCCAGGAAATTACTTGGAATCCACGTTGCTGGCCGTCAAGGCTCAGCACATGGTATAGGCGTGCACATTTCCGCAGAGGAGATTGAGGCCGTCTGTTCTGAGATTTTAGAAGAGATTGGTGAGGAGCCCATGTCCGAGGACTGGGAACCCCAAGCAGGAGAGCTCGAAAGTGTAGAGCCTAGCGATAGGTTCAACACCCTTGAGATGTCCGAAGCTCTGCATTCCCCCACCATAACCAAGATTATTGAATCTCCACTTGCCCAAGATTTAGAGGGTAGTGGGGTCAAACCTGCCATGTTGCGAAAGACTACTGGTCACTTAGGAATAGTGGACCCGTGGACGAATGCACGGAGCAAGTATGAGTTACCGGTTAAATACCTGGACAAGCACGTGTTGAGGGCATGCACCTCACACTACATAGCAGATGTGATCAAGGTGTCTGTTGATGCTCCTGGTTTAGAAAGTGCCAAGAAGGTGTATACATTTGAGCAGGCCGTTGCTGGCTTACCAGGTGTGCCTTTCTTTGATGGCATCGCTAGGGGAACTTCAGCTGGATATCCATGGTGCCTTAGGGTACCCAAGGGATACAAACATAAGACTCATTTCTTTGGGTCTGAGGGTGATTACGAGTTCACTAGCACTTACTGTCACGAGCTGAAATCTCGGGTGGAATACATTATCATTGCTGCCAAAGAAGGCAGGAGGTTGAAGCATGTATATGCTGATTTCCTTAAAGATGAAAGACGCCCTATAGACAAAGTTGAAACAGGAAAGACTAGATTGGTATCTGGTTGCCCTATCGATTATCTCATCACGGTGCGGATGTACTTTGGAGATTTCACTCGATGGTATTTGACGAACAATGTCCGAAATGGGTCGGCTATAGGCTGTAATGTCTACGGCCCAGATTGGACTAGGATTGTCAAGCATCTTAGAGCGAGCGGTGGTGTGAGGAATCTCATTGCCGGAGACTTTAAGTCATACGATGGCTCTCTATCAAGGGCCATACAGAATGAGTTTCTACAACTTGTCGAACTGTATTATAGCAGTGTCGGCGACCCAGGTGCCTCGAAGGATCCCCTTGTTCGTAGGGTCCTTTTTGAGGACATAGTGAATTCTAAACACATTGTTGATTCATCGGTGTATGAATGGACCTCAAGTATGCCTAGCGGCAACCCCTTGACCACCGTGCTAAACACTTTTTGCAACAATGTGCTTATACGCTATGCTTGTATGCTAGCATATTCACTTTCCCTGGGTTCCAAATGGAACTACCCTGTGCTTTCAACTCAACAACAAGAAGACTACCTCCAGATAATGGATGAGGAGTTAAGTGTAATTGCTTATGGCGATGACAATATCATTGCTGTTGGGGAGAAGCTGAAAAGCACCATAGACCAAGGCAAGCTCACTATAGCTTTTGAAAAGATGGGATTTACCTATCTGGACGAAACAAAAGGAGATGCCCAACACACGTGGCGCTCGTTAGGTGAAATATCCTTTTTGAAGCGGGCCTTTAGCAAGATTAGTAGTGAAGACGCCTATGTGGCGCCATTGGAGCTTTCAGTGGTACTAGAGTCCCCAAGATGGACCAAACGATCAGATAAGAATGACGCCATTGTGCGCAGTAACGTAGACAATTGCCTTATGGAGCTGTCACTGCACCCTCGAAAAGTGTGGGACAAGCATGCTCCAAAGATATTGTGTTCCTCAAAAGATCGTATTGGTTACGTACCAACAATTACAGACTACGACAGGAACCGTGAGCTCGCAAGGGCTGCGGACCTCCTATTGTGATCTGGATGGGACGCGGGGCGCATGTGGCGAGTGCGTCCTAAAATGTCGGTGTGATCTCAACAACCCTGATACAAATCTGGGCTATTAAGGGGTTGTAGTGCTATCCGACTAGCCACATCCTTGCTTATTCAAGCTTACTCCTCAGGTGGGATGGTGTAATTACCAAAATCAGAGGAACCCAGTGTAGCTCTGTCTATGGGTATAAGCAGAGCCAAATAGATTACCTGCCAATATAGAAAATACACCAGTTCTTGCTGACCAATCTGGTATAACAAAATTTGTCGGCAATTCCGAAGTCGCAATTGCGGCTCCTGTATCTGCTAGGACTGAGCCCGTTGGCAAAGTTAGAATGACTTCACCACAGAACATTTCTGACTTTCTTGCCAGACCAGTCCAAGTAGCAACAGGTATTTACGGGACAGCAACCACGGCCCAATCCATCTTGACTACAGTGGATGTCTTCACGGCACTCACTCAATCGATGTGGAAGGAGAAGTGGCGTGGATTTCTGAATTTCAGAGCCACTGCTGTCTTTAGGTTCACAATAAATGCGATGCCCTTTCAGGCAGGGCTCTTGATGCTGCGGTTCATACCTGACGGCGTTAATGATGCACTAAGGACGAAGACTGTCGTGCAAGTTTCACAGCTGCCCGGAATCAGTTTCTCCTTATCGCAGACCGAGGTCACTTTTAAAATACCATACCGAGCTCCCACGAGTTTTTATGAACTCAATAACGGTATAGGCTTCGGAAAAATATTTCTATATGCGTATACGAGCATGCGAACTGCAGCAACGTCCGCTAGTGACTGCGATTGGGTTCTTTGGCAGTCATGGGAGGATGTCGTGTTGGAAACACCGACTCTGCCCCAGATGAGTGCTAGTGTGCCAACCCGCAGTGGGAAAGGTATCCGAAAGCTAAAGCGAATTACCCCCGTAGAAGCCGAAACCAATGAGGGGCAGGGGCCGCTTTCCCTGATTCTTGGTGGAGGTAGCAAGATTGCGCGTGGCCTCGGGTACATCCCAGTACTCTCAGGCGTGATGTCCAGCGCCTCATGGTTCCTAGAGGCTGCTGGCGGATTTGCACACTCGTTAGGCTGGTCAAAGCCAATAGTTTCAGCAGATCCACATCGCGTTGTTCCGAATCCCCACGCGTATGCTGTTACATATAATGGGGCAGACATGAGCCTGCCAGCAGGAATGTCAACAGATAATAATGTCGTTGTCATAGACACCATGGGTTACACCGACCAGGACGAATTGTCAATAGACTACGTGAAGACACGCTGGTCGTATGCTTCCGTTAATGCAGGGTACACCTGGAACATCACAGATGCAGTCGATACGGTTCTTGCTTCAGGCACTAGTTCCTGCACTGAGGGGGACTTTGACACAGTCGACACTATTTTAGCGGGGTCTATTACGTATACCAATTGTACACCAATAGGCTTCCTTGGCAGGCTGTTTTTCAACTGGCGTGGGTCTATATTGATCCGGTTCAGATTTGCAAAAACAAGCTACCATAGTGGTAGACTGATGTTCAGCTATTCGCCTGGGGCCAATTCGACATTCGGTAGTGACCAAGAATGGCTCATGCGTGAAGTCATTGACTTACGGGAGGGGGACACATTTTGTTTCACTTTGCCCTATTGTCGCGCTCAAACGTGGCTTGATGTGGGTGAACCTTCCGGATATTGGGAGCTGAAAGTTGTCAACCAGCTTAGGGCTGCTTCAAGTGTGGCCTCGGTTCTTGATTATGTTGTTGAGCTTTGTGGCGGAGATGATCTTGAGTTCGCCGTACCACGCACTGTCAATATGGCACCTTACCTACCCCAGATGGACGTTGGGGGTGGTGTTAAAGAGCTAGATTGTGACATTGTCGGTGGAGGTGATGCACCCTTTTATGATGGCCAATGCCAAAACACTATGGGTGAAACAGTTTTGTCTCTCAAGCAAGTCATGCTTAGATTCTCTCGCATTTTTCTTAATCCCGGTAGCGGGACAGTCACCGCCTCCAATGGCGCTATCCAACCATATTACCTCGGTGGAATCAAGTCCACTAGTCCTCTGGCTGGCGCCACTACTGGCGCTATCTATGGGGACTACGTTTCCCTCATTTGTTCGTTGTATGCATTCCATAGAGGGAGCATGAGGATCAGAACCATTAACGATCCGGGCATGTACACACACCTTGTGTCATTGCGGTGTCCTTCATCGATTTCCTATGGGAGTCAGGGGGGCTCCGCTGATGGTACAGGGGGTGGTGTTACTGGCTCTACCGTTCCCTTTACTGAGACAGCAATGGGGATAGCTCACAATGTATTCCCACAAAACCTTAACGCTGGGTGGATGGTTCACGTACCTGCATATATGAAAAACAGGATGAGAACGATGCGCCTGTGGTTTCTGTCTGTTAACACAGATCAGACATACTCAGACGTATCTAAACTCAGTCTTGGATGGAATGCATTTGGTTCCACCCCGAGTACATCAATGGTTGTAGAGAGGGCTGTTGGTGACGATTTTCAATGTGGTTTGTTTCTGGGGATTCCCCCAGTCACCACAAATTTAAATGGCTTTTAAGCCTTTCAACATCTTGGGCATGATGTAAATATGCCTACGGGTTCCCACCGTTATTCGGGCGCAGCGAAAGCAGTGCGTAAACTGCAATGATCCAAAACCAGTGGGTTTTCAGGAAGCTGATCGAGCATCCTTTCCCACGCGGTGGCGGGTGTCAGTTCCACTGCACTATATAGTGCATTGCGGAGCCAATGCAAACACCCGTTAACGCGGGGCTTGCATTCGCTAAGAGCAGTGCATAATGATTAGAGTGTACGGACGGCCGTTGAAAACCCGGTCACCTTTGGTGAGATGTCCTCTCACTAGAAGGGTTTTTCTA